TTAGCGATTACGTTACTTGAATACGATTGCGAAAAGTTAATTAAAATATCAAAAGACGGGAATATAATCGGTTTTGCAATGCAGGTTATTTGGACTATGGGAACTTCAAATACAAGTCCATTTTATTATAAATACAGGAAAAGCGATATTGAAAAAGCTATTGAATATATTAGGTTGCAGGGAGGAAAGGAATTGCCAAACAGCGCAATAATAACAGCCGAGCAACACTTACAAAATAAGTTGCAGGGTAATTCAATGGACGCACACGAAAGCATAATATTTAAAAAATATGTTGAGTTGCGTTCGTGCGTTGATGTGGCAAAGTATTTTGATATACCAAAAGACCACGTTTTCGCGGTTGTTAAAAAAATGCGTAACGAATTAAAAAGAGCAATAAATGGATAAATTAACTATTATCGTCGCGTCGATTTCTTTTGCCTATTATTTTATTGAGATTGCAGGCGTTCCGCTTTGGATTAAACGTAAACTAAATTTTGGGCGTTGGGATAGGTTAAAGCCGTTGGACTGTTTAACGTGCTTATCGGTTTGGGTTGCTGTTGCGCTTTTCTTTTGCCCTGTTATAGCACCACAATTTATCGCAACTGTTTTTTTATCTGGCATAATCGCAAATAATATTAAATGAATATTTTAGGAATAAGCCATCCGAACAGCGGTTGCGGTTATCATCGTGTTTGTTTGCCTATGGGCTATATGGACAATATCGAAGGCGTAATTTCAAATTATCCTAATGAGGAAATGCTATCTAAAAAATACGATATACTTTTATTTAACAGGTTATCACTTTGGGATAATGATTTGAACGCCGTCCGCGATGCGCTCGGCTGTAAGTTGGTTTGCGATATGGACGACGACTGGATATTACCGAGCAACCATTTAAACTACGAACAATATAAAGAACTTGCCGGGCGCATTGAAAATAATCTTTTAATGGCTGATTTAGTTACCTGCACGAATGAACGATTAGCCGAACGAATATATCCTATAAATAAAAATGTTGAGATATTTCCGAACGCTATACCATTTGGCGAGGCACAATTTATTCCAGATAAAAAAGAAGACGATTTAATACGTATCTTTTGGGCTGGCGGTTGTACACACGAACACGATTTAGAATTGTTAAAATATCCAATACAAAGGTTAATGCAAAGCCGACATAAAATAAAAATGGTTTTAGGCGGTTATACAGACGACGACGCGAGCCGTCCTATTTGGAATAAAATGCTTAACCATTTTACCGCGTCTAAACGTTTACACTTTGACGCATACGCAGGAATGCGACCAACTGAATATATGGAAATTTACGAAAACGCCGATATTATGTTAGTACCTTTGGTAGCGAATAATTGGAGCCGTTGCAAATCTAATTTAAAGTTATTGGAGGCGTCGGTTAAATCAATACCTGTAATTTGTTCAAAGGTTGAGCCTTATAGTATGGACGCTGACGCTCCTGTATTATGGGTTGAAAAACAATCGGATTGGTATAAACATTTAAACTATTTAATCAACAATGAAAAAGCAAGGGAAGATTACGGCAAAGCGCTCAATGAGTGGGCAAAAAGAAAATACAACCTTTTTGACATCAACCCCAGACGTCGCTCCGCATTTGAAAGTATTACAAAAGCATAAACACATTTACGACCTTTACGATTTGACAGGCGAATTGGTTAATTTTAGCACGGATATTCATAACGAAGTAATCGAGGCGTTTAAGGTTGATAATCCGCATTACCATTATAACAGGAATTGCCCTGCGTGTGTTTGTGAAATGCTTAAAGACGTTTATAAATATTACAACTCAAAAATATGACATACATACACCCGACCGCTATAATAGGCGATAATGTTACAATCGAAGACGATGTTTACATAGGTGCTTATTGTGTAATCGGTATGCCTGCGGAATGGAAAAAACACGAACATATCGACAAAGGCGTTTTAATAGGCAAAGGCACGCGCATAACTGGAATGGTAACGATTGATTCGGGCGTTGAAAATCAAACGCAAATAGGCGAAAATTGCTATCTTATGAAACATAGCCACGTCGGACACGATGCAATACTTTGCAACGATGTTACTTTGAGTTGTGGCGCGAAGGTTGGAGGGCATACGATAATAGGAAATAAATGCAATATTGGATTAAACGCCGTTATACATCAAAAGCAAATTATCGCGCAGGGTTGTATGATTGGAATGGGTGCAGTTATAACTAAAAAACTAATTACAACAGCCTTTAAAAAGTATGCAGGCAACCCTGCAAAATGTATAGGCGAAAACATTATAAAATGAAAATACTTATAAATTGTTTAGTTTACGGCAAACGACCGTTAAATATAATTGCCGATAATTTAGAGCGCAAAGGGTTTGATTGCGATGTAAAGTTTGTTGATGTTGAAGGGATTGCAAACGCTTTAAATGAAGGTATCGAAGATTTTAAAAATTACGATGCTGTCGGCTTTTTAGCAAACGATATTATCGAGCCAGATAATTGGCTATTAAAAAAAGTTGAGGCGTTGAATACTTACGAAGGTGCTGGAATCGTTGCAAGTAGTTTGGATTGCGAACGGATACATTTACAAAATGAGTTAATCATTTCAAATTGGTTGATAAGTTCAAAACTAATTGAGGCGATAGGCGAATTTAATGAGCAATATTTTCCATATGGCGCGATTGATTTAGATTATTGCGAGAGGGCTTGGCTTGCAGGTTTTAAAACTTATTACGTTATGAATTGTTTGGCAACGCATAACGGCTCACACGCGACAGGCGACGAATACGGATGGAATAAAAGCGAGTTAGTTAGTAAGTATTCGGGTTTGTACAATGAGAATATTAACGGCTATAAAAACGGCACTAAATCAATTAAGATATGAAGTTGAGTAAAATCAAAGGCAACCCGAACAACCCGAGAATTTGCAAAGACGATAAGTTTAAAAAACTCGTTAAATCAATTAGCGAATTTCCTAAAATGTTGGAAATGCGTCCGATTATCGTTGATGAAAATTTTATTGTTCAGGGTGGCAATATGCGTTTAAAGGCGTTGCAGGAATTGAAATATAAAGACATTCCAGATGAGTGGGTTTTACAAGTTAAAGATTTAACAGAGGAAGAGAAAAAGGAGTTTATCATAAAGGATAATGTCGGCTTTGGCGAGTGGGACTTTGACGATTTGGCGAATAATTGGGATGTTGAAAAGTTAAATGAGTGGGGTTTGGATATACCGAATTTTGATGTTGAAGTTTTAGAGGCGGAGGAAGATAACTACGAAATACCAGACGAAATAAAAACCGATATTGTTTTAGGCGATTTATTTGAAATAGGCGAACATCGTTTGTTGTGTGGCGATAGTACGGATAGCGACCAAGTAGCGAAGTTAATGAACGGACAAACTGCAAATTTAGCTTTTACATCGCCACCTTATAACGCAGGTAAAAGTGAGGTATTAAGTGGCAATACGCATACAACAGATAATAAATATAATGAGTATAACGATAATCAAACGCAATCCAATTATTTAGAATTATTAATAGGATTTACAAACAATGCTATTCTATTTAGCGATTATTTGATTTGTAACATTCAAAGTTTAGCAGGGAATAAAATTGCATTAATAGAATATTTAAATAATTATAAAAATAATTTTATTGACGTTGCGATTTGGGATAAAGGACACGGAGCGCCTGCAATGGCTAAAAATGTTATGACAAGTTGCTGGGAATATTTATTTTTTATTTCATCAAAAGAAGACGCATCGAGAGCAATACCAAACGCAGATTTTAGAGGTACAATAAACAATATTTATAGAGGTAAGCCCAATAGAAATAATGAGTTTTCAAGTGTTCACGCGGCTACGTTTCCGATTGATTTGCCAGAGTGGGCATTACAATTTAGCAAAGAAAACGATATTATATTAGACCAATTTTCAGGAACAGGTACAACAATGGTTGCATCGCATCAACTTAAACGCAAATGCTATGGAATGGAACTTGACCCGAAGTATTGCCAAGTAATTATCGACAGGATGCGAAAATTAGATGAAACATTAATCATTAAAAAGAACGGCGTTGAAATCTTATACTAAATTATACTATAAACATTTCGGCTATGATGTATGTGATTTCGTAAGTTGCGAAATTTGTGGTGCACAAGCCGTCGACGTAAATCATATAAAGGCGCGAGGTATGGGAGGCACTAAAAAGCCAGACGATATAAATAATTTAATGGCGGTTTGTAGAAGTTGCCATATTGAGTACGCGGATAAAAAACAACATTTAGATTTTTTGATAGAAAAACATAACGAAAAATTACGCAATGGCTAATAAAAAACCTAACACGGAAAACCTGCAAATGTGGAAAAAAGGGCAAAGCGGAAACCCTGCGGGACGACCTAAAAAATTAGTATCATTAATGGCAATGCACGGCTATAAATTAAGCCAAGTAAACGACACGATACAGATAATGTTAATGATGAATTTAAAGGAGTTAAAAGTAATTTTTGATAATCCAGACGCGACGATATTAGAAAAGACGATTGCAAACGCAATGATAAGTAGCTTAAAGAAAGGTAGTTTGTATTCAGTTGAAACATTACTCACGCGAATTTACGGCAAGCCAAAAGAAACATCAACAGTTACCAACGACGGCAAAATAGAATTTGTAATTACAAAAGGAAAAACAATATTATAATGTGGCGAGTATATTTAATTGAGTTTATTACGGCATTAATGATTTCAGTATTATGGGTTAATATTATCGATAAGCACAACAACGAAAAGTAATTGCGGTATTTATGAAGGTTGAAGATATTATAAAGCAATACGGCAAGTTTATAAAATCACAAATTTACCTTCATAATACGGACGTTAATTTTATAAATGAGATTTATCAAAATGTTTTAGTTAGGTTGTGGAAATCAGCGCCTGAAAATATAAACTTTAAATATTTATCAAAACTTGTCAAATTTGCAATTATTGATAATTACAGGCGCAACAAAAAAGTAATAAAAATATTACCGATTGAGCATTTTGAGTTTATAGACGAAGATTATTTAGTAGACGATATAGAAAGCAAATTACAATCTTTATTGTTCAAAATAGATAGATTAAAAGAAAGCCAGCGCGATGTGGTATTGTTACGGCTTGCAGGTTATCGCTTTAAAGAGATTGCCAAAATAATGAACATAACACTAAACAATGCCGTCGGGCAAATGTACTACGCAAAGAAAAATTTATGCAAATAGCGATTCCTGAACTCCACGAAAAACAACAACAAATAAACGACTGCGATAAGCGGTTTAGGGTTGTTATGTGTGGGCGAAGGTTTGGCAAATCGGAGTTAGCGCAAATTGAGATTATCTACGAGGCGATAAAAGGAAATAGCGTTGCATACATTACACCTACATACCAACTCGCAAAAACATTTTTCAATAAGTTAGTAAAAACGATTCCGTTTGAAAATAATAAATCGGACTTAACAATTTCATTCCCAAACGACGGCTCGGTAATGTTTTTTACTGGCGAACGTCTGGATAATTTAAGAGGGCGTAAATTTCATTTAGTAATTATAGATGAGGCGAGTTTTATTCCTAATCTCGAAGACGGTTGGCTTAATTCAATACGTCCAACGCTTACCGATTACAAAGGGCGTGCGTTATTCATATCAACTCCAAAGGGTAAAAACTATTTTTATTCGCTGTTTATGAAATCAGGCGAAAGCGACTGGCAAAGTTTTAAATTTACAACATACGATAACCCTTACATAGATACCACAGAAATAGACGACGCGAGAAAACAACTACCGCAGGCGGTCTTTGAACAGGAATATATGGCAAATGCAATGGAAAACGCGAGCAATCCGTTTGGTAGTAATCACATAAACGAATGCGTTAAACCGATTAGCACGCAACCTGTTGCGTATTACGGCATAGATTTGGCGAAGTCATACGATTGGACGGTTATCATAGGACTTGACACGCAGGGCAACGTTGCACATTTTCAACGATTTCAAAAGGATTGGCTACAAACAAAACAAACGATTTTACAATTAGAGAAAACAAAGCCGATTGTAATTGATAGTACAGGCGTAGGCGATGCAATTACGGAAGATTTACAAAAACATTTTAGCGCAATGCACGGCTTTAAATATACGGCATCGAGCAAACAACAATTAATGGAGGCGCTCGCGTCGGCAATACATCAAAAAGAGATTTCGTTTCCAGATAATGAAATAAAAAGCGAGTTGGACGTTTTTGAGTATCAATACACGGCAACAGGCGTTCGTTATAATGCGCCTGCAGGTTTTCACGACGATTGCGTTAATGCTTTGGCTTTGGCTAATAAATGCAAAAACAATTATAAACACGCAGGCGTTTATCGTTTCATCTAATTTTTTGAAAAAATTCTATATTATATTATGAAGGTTACAATTTCAAAGTTTCAGGAGTTATACAAAATTTCCTTAATGGATATTAACGAGGCGGAAAAGTCGGCTTTGTTAGTTCAGGAATTTACAGGAATGAGCGAGGAACAAGTTAATAAAATGCCTTTAAAAAAGTTCAATTCGCTTTGCGCAACTATCAATAAAAAGTTTGAAAAATACGGCAAAGAATTGGACGAAAAGAAACCGAGCAAATATGTAGCAGTTAAAGGGCGTTTATATTTACTTGAATATGATTTAGCAAAGCCACCAATGAACGCAGGGCGTTATGTTGAATTAGCGACATATAGCGACGATATAATAGGCAACCTTCACAAAATTATGGCTACTATGTGTACCCCTTTAAAATTAACTTTTAAGGGATTAAAACGCAAAGAAAAGATTCATAGTAAAGTTGCAAACGATATGCTCGACATAGATTTTGAAGTTGCGTATCATTCCGCTGTTTTTTTTTACGCAGTTTTCAGCAAATCAATTCTGGCTTCGGCTACTTATTTCAAAACAATAGCAACGGATACGGCGAAGGTGGAGGAGGTGCTGACGAATTTAGCCGAGTTTACGGATGGCTTTATAACTGCAAAATGGTATCGGAATTTGAAGGCATTAGCATAAATGAGGCGTGGGACTTACCTGTTTTTC